TTGAAATTTCTTTTACCCAACATAATGGGACTTATGATTTCAAGGTTTGTTATAGTGAATATGTTTATTTGGGAGAGGATAGTTGGATTATTGCCCTGGTTTCTGAGGATAGACTTGGGGGATTTATTGAGGGACTCAGAAAGCTGAGAGAAGGTAGGACTGAAAAAGTGGAGTTGAGGTGTGAGAGTGGCTATGAAGATGCTATAGTTGCTGAAAACATTTACTTGGGGAAGGTTAAATTTAGTGTGGAAGGTTATGATGTCCTTAAAGGGTCAGTAATCCTGGGCTATAGAGAGGTTGATGGACTTTGTTCAGGGCTGGAAAGGATGATTAGTGGTGATTAAAGTTGAAGGTGGGATAGATGCGATTGTTGTGAGGTGTTTAATTGATAATAGGGATAAGATTGTGTTTGATAGGGATTTGAGAGTGGTTATGGTGGGTGATGGGAATAAGAACATCCACTTTGATGCTTGTAGTCTGTGGAAACTGCGTTGTGATTTGGAAATGTTGGCTGATGGTAGTTCTGGAGGTTATATTATGGACTGCCAGAAGAATCAGAGGAACTTTATCATATTTGACCAAGATATTAATGGGAAAGGTATGAGAATAAGGGTTTTCAATGGCTCTGAGATGGTGTATCCTGTGATTTTTGTTCCTTCTGAGGAAGTAATGAGCTTGGCGAAGTTGTTGGAGGTGGTGGTTGAAAATGTTAGTTAGTATTGACCCAGGGGAAACTGTTGGAGTCTACATGGAAAATGAGAATGGCAGTTGGACTGCTGAGGAGAAGGACTGGAAGAGCTTTTTAAAGGTCTTTGAGAACCTTTTGCAGATGAATAGTAGGGATATGTTGGTATTGGTGGAAGGTTATGTAATAAGACCAGAAACTGTCCAGGCTAATTATGGGAAAGTCCTCAGAACACCTATGGTGATTGGTGTGATTGAGTGGTTGTGTATGAGGAGGGGTGTTGAGATGAAAATGGTTCCTCCTGGGATTGGAAATAAATTTTTTAACAGGAAAAGGCTTGAAGATGAGGGAAAATGGGTGGTAGGGAAAGAACACGCCAGAAGTGCCATAATTCAAGCCTTATATTACAAAAAATTTGGTATTTAACCTGTGATGCCCCTATATATCCTTGAAATTGGGGATATATAGGGGTTTTTTCTATTTTACTTTTAGATATAATTCATAATATAATATAATTGGTAGAGTGTAAGAAAAAATGAGAATATTATAATTGAGTTATGATGGGGGTGAATGGATTCGCTTAAAACCCAGTGTTAACTTGGGTTTTTAGACCTGGGTTCAATTCCCAGCACCTCCACTGGTATGGGGGGAATTTGTGGTGACCTTTAGTTTTTGGGCACTTATATCAAATGAAGAATGTCCCTTTTATGTTGGAGGGGAGTGTATGAGGGGTGGAAGAAGGCTTCCTTGTGAGAGAGAAAGTTGCCCTGAAATTAATCCTCCTGAAGGTATGGTAGTTGTGCTTGATGCTGAGGATAGTGTGAGAGGGATAGATGTAAAGGTGATAGGTTATCCTGATGAAGTAGGGATTGAAGAAATCAAAGAGCTTCTCAGGGATACAATTAAGCAGTTAGAATAATTATAACTGCTTTTTTATAAAAATAAGACACGAACAATTATTCAGATTTGGTTAAAATTGTTAGTGGGAATTTGTCAGACTAAAGAATTTACTTTAGTCCAATAAAATTTTCGCTTTAATGGAACAGAGAAAATTCTTTAACTTGATAAAAGATTGAGATATATGCCACAAAAGTGGAATGGCATATGGCCAATTTAAGAACTTAAAAAATTGAACCAAATATTATAGCATTTGGCCCCAGATAAAATTTTTGTTAAAATTGGTGTAAGGAATTGTGGCCACAGGAGGTGAGTGAGCAGTGGTGCGGAAAAAGGACAATGCATCCGAACTTTTGGAAAGAAGGCAAGAGCTTTTTAAACAGGTAGTTAAGTTTGGAAAGCCTGTAGATAAAGTTGCCCATGAAATTGCAAAAGACTTTAATTGCAAGCCTAACACTTTAATACAGGACTGGGTTAATAGGGAAAGGTGGCTCCCTTCTATTTATAGAATTCAGAATGCAGGCACCATTGTTTTTGATATCCTCTCAGAACAACAGGAGGTAAAAAGGGAACTTTGGGAAATTGCAACCAACCCTGCCATCAAGCCTTCAACCAAAGTTTCTGCCTTAGATAAAATCAACCACATAAATCAAAAATTAGTGGACATGTTATATGAGCTGGGAATTATACAGCTTAAAAATGAGAAGAATAAACCAGAAGTCCACATGACACAAATTAATATTGGAGAACTTCCAGAAGAAAGAAGGTTATCTGTGCTGAAAGCCTATGCTGGGGAGTTTGATGCTGATGCCGAAGCCTGAAGAACTAATCAAAGGTGTTCATAGCTACAAGCCCCAGACTGATGAGGAATTATGGTATTGGGTAAAAGGGACTTTTGGTGTAGCTATTCCCTGGGAGAGGGTTTGCCCCAATCATTGCTCACCTTTTGAAGCTTTTGCTGATGCTTTCTTTGCCAGGAATTCTCTTGCAGTGTGGAAGGCTTCCAGAGCTTTTGGTGGAAAGTCCTTCCTTTTGGCTATCCTTGCTATGAGTGAGGCTGTAGCTTTGGGAGCAAGTGTGAATCTTTTGGGTGGCTCAGGGGAACAATCCCAGAGAGTCCACAAATACATGACTGGTGAAGACCCAAATGCAAAGGGAAAATTCTGGGAATACCCACAAGCACCCAGAAACCTTCTCAAGACAGACCCACTGAAAAGAGAAACAAACTTAACAAATGGTGGGTATATAAAAGCCTTGATGGCGTCACAAACATCTGTAAGAGGACCACATCCACAGAGGTTGAGGCTTGATGAGGTAGATGAGATGAAACAGTCAATCTATGATTCAGCTATGGGACAAACTATGGGCACAGAAGGAATCCCAGCACAGACAGTAGCTTCCTCAACCCACCAACACTCAGATGGTGTGATGACTGAAGCTATAAGGTTTGCAAGCGAAAGAGGATTCCCTGTTTATGAATGGTGTTACAAGGAAACTATGGACACGAACTTTGGAGGTTGGCTCAGTGGAGAAGAAGTAGAAAGAAAGAGAAAAGAAATGCCCACTGAAATGTGGCGTGTCGAAGTAGAACTTCAAGAACCCAACCCAGAAGGAAGGGCAATTGATACGAATGCGGTTGAAGCTTTGTTTCATAGAGGTTGGGGAGAATTCTCAGGCTCAGCAAATAAGCCAATTCAGATTATAAAGCCTTACAAGGATGGAGAGTTCTATCATGGGACTGATTGGGCTAAGGAAAAGGATTGGACCATAATTCAAACTATGTTAAGAAGTGAAAATGGACCTGATAGGCTTGCAAGCTGGTTGAGGGTTGGAAGAAGGCCATGGCCACAAATGATAGAATTACACAATAAAAGAGTTGGAGAATATGGCGGGAAGGCTGTCCATGATAAGACTGGAGTTGGCGGGGTTGTCCATGATTATTTAACGGTAAGGTCACAGGGATTTGACTTTGCTAATAAGAAGGAAAGGGACAAGATGTTATGGAATTACATCAGTGCCATTGAGAATGGTGAGTTTGTTTATCCTATGATTGACTTTGCTTACAGGGAACACCTTTATGCAACTAATGACCACCTTTATGGGAGTAAACACCTTCCAGATAGTATATCGGCTGGGGCATTAGCCTATTATGCCAGGAGAGCAGGGAGGAGGAAAAGGAAAATTGGTGTCAGGAGTTATTAGAGCTAAGAAAGATGGGGAAACAATTTATGTGAGAGGACCAAAGGGATTTGTAATTTATCCTGATGGGGATGCAAGCAATGTAGTTATCTATAAGTCAGACAAAAAACAGTGGTTCTACCATGGGAATAATCTGGAAGAGCTTATTGAGCCAGTAGTGAAGGGACTTATTGAGCTGGGTTATCTTGATGAGGTAGCTCTAATAAGTAGGAGTTTGGTTGATGGTAAGGAGGTGCAGAATGGTAAGGAAAAAGACTAAGGCATATGTGTTGAAGGATGGCAGTATAATATCTAAAGGGACTTTGGATAAATACTCAATTAAACAGGAAAGTAAACAGATACCAGAGCCAACTTGGAGCCAAGGAGAATACTCAAAGCTGTCCATTGTTGAGCCACCTTATTCCCTGGAGAACTTGATACAGCTTCCTGAGATTAATACATGGCATTATAGAGCTTGTGATACTAAGGCAAGAGATGTAATTGGAGCAGGCTGGGACTTAGAACCAGAGAAAGATGACCCCAGTGATGAAGAGAGAGAAAGGTTTGAAAGGTTTATAGAAAGGTGTGGGAAATCTGGAAAGACCTTTGTTGACCTGATTTATGCTTCTATCTTTGACTATGAAACCACAGGTAACCAGGCAATTGAATATGTAAGAGGAGAAGCAAACCAGGGTGAATCAGACTTTTTAGCCCACATACAGGCTCATACAGTGAGAAGGATGAGGGATAAGGTGATAAAGACCTTGGAAAATGGGGAAAAGGTAAGAGGGAAAGACATTTTTGTCCAGAAAAGAGGACAAAAGAAAGTCTATTTCAAGGCAATAGGAGCACCATTCGATATAAACCACAAGACTGGAGAAGTTCACCCACTGAATTTCCTTTCGGTTGAGAATAGAGGGAATGAAATAATCTGGAACACCAATTATACACCCAAATCTGATTACTATGGACTTCCAGATGTAATGCCAGCCTTGATTTCAATCTTAGGGGATAGAGAAAGCCAGAAATATAATGTGGAATTCTTTGAGAACTATGCTGTTCCAGCTTATGCTGTTACTATTACTGGAGCCAGCTTAGATGAAAAAACTGAGAAAAAGATTCAAGACTTTTTCCAAAGGGACTTAAAAGATAACAGACATTCAACCCTTGTCCTGACTGAAGAGGGAGAACAGGACACTGTTGAAGGCACTCCTGATGAGGTTAAATTTAATTTTGAGAAGCTTGCTGTTGATGTGAGGGAAAGTTCTTTCAGGTTGTACAGGCAAGATAATAGAACAGAAGTGTTATCAGCCAATGGCGTTCCAAGTTATAGGGCGTCAGTAGCTATAACTGGGGACTTGGGTGGAAATGTAGCTGAGCAGGCTGACCAGATTTATGATGACATGGTAGTTAAGCCCAGAAAGATTATGGTTGAGGACTTTATAAATCGGTATGTGATGGAAGCTTTGGAAATAGAAAGCTGGAAATTTAAGTTCGAGCCAATGCTCAAAGAAGATGTATATTCCAATGATGAAAGGCTTTTCAAGTATTTTGAAAAAGGAGCAATAACCCCAAATCAGCTCAGGGAAAAGGGACTTGGTTTGGAATCAGTGGAAGACCCAGGTATGGACAGTTATTACTTGGGTGATAGACCCATAGGAGGACCATTAGCAGACCAACAAGAGCAAGAAGGAACAGGAGTTGCGGAAAGAAGGCAGGTAGCAAAAGCACTCAGCCAGCTCAGAAAGGATTTGATGAGGGTGATAAAGGGTGAATAAACTTAAAGCCCAAAAATCTTTGAAGGCTGTTACGAAGGGTTTGGTGGTTCTTGGTTATTTCCCGCCTTTTGCCAAAAAAGACACAGAGCTTGAAAGAAAGTTGGCTAATAGGTTGGGTAGAATGTTCACAGGTGTCCAGAAAGAGCTAATTCAACAGCTTGAAGAATGGGGTGTCCAAAGTTCCTCAGCAAGGAGAAGGATTGTTGAGAATGCTCTTGCAAGAATGGATGACTTTGATGATGTTTTAATTGGAGAGTGGAAGAGCTTGGCTGAGGATGGTAGAAGGTCTGCCCTTATGGAATTGAGGAGAGCTGGTGTTTCGATACCAGATAAAGCCTTCCAGATTACAGATGAGGTAAAAAGGCAAATTGAGAGAAGGGTTGGACCTATTGTTGAGAGGACTTTAGAAAGGATGACTGATGACTTCCTTTCAGTCCTTCAACAAGGCTATGAGGATGGTTTGGGGATAGATGAGATTGCTGATAACCTTAGAAGGGAAGCAAAGCAAGTCAGGGATTATAGACTGGAAAGAGTAGCAAGGACTGAGGTCAATTCAGCACAGAACTGGGGAAAGGAACAAGCACTTAGAGAATTCGCCGAATACAAACAGTGGTTAACTGCTGATGATGAGAGAGTCAGAGGGGTTGACCCAGACAGCGAATTCGACCATGTGGAAATGCATGGGCAAGTGGTAAGAGTTGATGAGAATTTCCGCCACCCCACCCAAGGCTGGGAACTTAAACATCCTGGGGATAGAGCTGGTGAACCAGGGAATGTGATAAATTGCCGTTGCACAGAAAGGGCATACATCCCCAGCAAAGAGGATAGACAGAAAAGAACACCATTCTACCCCATTTAACAGGAGGTATTTCATGGATTTGGAGAAGGAAGTTCTAAGAATCTTTGAAGAGGAAGGGTTAACATACAGAGAAATTGCTGATAGAATAGGAATAACTTATAACCAAGTAAGATACCTGCTACAAAAAGGAAGGAAACAGGGCAAGAGTGGGGTAATGTATTTGGATAAGAAGAAGCCTGCAACCAGTGAGCAACTTGATTCTTATATAAAAGCCATGAAAGATTTACAAGAGAAAGCCAAAGAACTGGACAATAAACAGGTTAAAGCTTCTATAGCCTTTGATACTGATAAACCTATTGGTGTAGCATGGTGGGGAGATGTTCATGTTGGAGCTTTGGGTGTAAATTATGGTTTATTAGAAAAGGATATAAGGACAATGAGAGATGAAGAAGGACTTTATGTATTGGGTGCTGGGGATTATATTGATAATTATATTTCAGGAACACCTCAAGGCGGACAATATGAGCAAATAATTCAACCAGGTATGCAGAATGTGGTTATGAAAAGATATTTCCAAGAATTGAAAGAGAAAGTTCTCTGCTTAGTAAAAGGTTGCCATGATGATTGGTTAAAGAAACAATCTGACAGGGATTACATGCAGGAAATATGTGAGCTTACCGATTCCTATAACCTTTGGCATGGTGGTGAGGTGAGATTCTACCTGGGTGAACAGGAGTATTTATGGAGAGTGAGGCATAAATACAAATATCAGTCCTCTTTGAA